ACTGAAATGGTTACTCAGGATAAGGCAGAAACTGTAGGCACCAAGAAACTTATTTATGGTGGTACAGCGTTCCCGGCCAATGATGGGACAGCCACAGGTATTGTATTTGAAACTGTTGACATGACTGATGATGAGAAGCGTCCTGCTAGTGTAATTAAGGCCGGCAGAATCTATGGGAATAGATTAAAGACTGCATTATCAGCTAACGCAAAAACAGCTTTGGAAGCAAAAGGATTTGTTATTCTTGATGCTCCCGAAGTTGAATTTTAATCGGAGGTGCTAAAATGCCATTTAATGTATTGGACACAATTAGCGTAGATGAAAGATTGAACTTTGCCCAGAATTTTTCGGTTGCAAGGCCCACAGTTCTGGATACTATTTTCCCAGATATTAAGACCCAGCATTTTAAAGCGGAGTATTACCGGTTAATGCAGGGGCAGAACCTGCCGACACCTGCATTTGTTCATGCTCTGGATACCGAGGCGCATATCGGTACCAGACCGACATTCGAGAAAGTGCTGACTGAAAAGCTCTTTATCAAAGAAAAAATTAATCAGTCAGAGCAGCTCCAGATGTACATTACCAATGGGGTTCCCGATGATGATGGCTTAATCAAATGGGTACTTGATGATATGGGCCGGCTTTCTGAAAGTGTTGTCACCAGAACAAAAATTGCCAAAGGAAATTTAATGAGCACTGGAATCATGAAAATTAAGGAGAATAACCTTGATATGGTTATTGATTTCGGAATTCCTGCTGAACAGAAAGTGGCCTTTGGTGACTGGTCTGATCCAGAGTACGATATCTTCTCTGATATTCAGAGAGCCATTAAAATCCTGAAAGATCAAGGCAAGATTGCCAACCGTATGCTGACCTCTGACACGCAGGTTCAGCGCATGAGAAAAAAT